ATTGATTGATAGAAGCGAGTTCTTGTAGTTGTTCGATTGTTATGTTTTTCCAATTCATTTAAGCAAAATAAAAGATTCCCGGTTTGTTTTTGTGTTTGCAATCTAGAGCAAGAGCCAACGCCATTACGCAGTCATCATGCAAGCCACTAGGTGCGCTATACTTCACACCTGTTCTAGTGTACTCATACTCGAAGGACTCCATTTCGTAGCCGATAGGGTCTTCGGGAAAACGTATTTCTGTGCGTTGTACTGCAAGAACTAGACCCTCGATGAGTTGTTGCTTTGATTGTGATGTAAACTTAAACCCTTGCGCCTTAGAACACGCTCTTTGGATTTGCTCAACCACAGGGTCTCCAACACCGGTAGAGTCTATAAACGAAGGCGTATTTTGTACAAGCCTAACAATCTTATCTTGTGTTTGATTCCAATCGCTTTGAAATCGTTCGCAATATGATACGCAATTATTCGCATCTATACCAATTATCACCGTATAATCCGTGTACTTTGCAAGGTCAATGCCATATGCCACTACAGTCCTATTCGTGATTGGTTCATAACACGCTCGAATTGCATCAATTCCAAATGGGTTTGATTTGTCGTCCGCAGGCTCAGCGAGATACAACTCGTCGAACACGTGCTTTGGTAAGTCTCGCTTTGCTTGCTCTACTTCGTCTAGTTGAAGTATGCCTTCGTTCACTGCGTCGTATGCCGTAATCTTAAAGTACTCGTAATCCTGCTCTCCTTGCTTTGCTCGTTCACCGAGTTTGTAGAACCAATTCTTTTTGCCCTTGACGTTACCAATCAGTTTACACTTTCCTTGCGTAGCGGTAAGAGTAGAACGTAGCGCATACCACGACTCTTCTCTAGCCCTTGAGGCTTCATCAAACACACAGGCGTACACGTCATCACCGTATAGGTTGTCGGGCTTCTCTGCGCTCTTGAACTCTATTCGTCCACCGGTCGGTAAAGTCAACAACAACTTTGATTCGTTCGTGATGAAGAAGTTCTTGTCTGTCACCTGCGTCTTCATACGACGATAGGCTATTTCTGCTTGTTGGTAAACAGGGGCAACCCACCACACCGATTGATTCTCTTTTAACTTGAGCGCCTGTTCAAAGAGCCAAATGATATGTGATGCGGTTTTCCCTGTTTTAGTAGATGCGCTCGTGATAGTATACCTCGCCGTTGAATCGAGTATCTTCTTTTGATACGACGTAAGTCTCGGGCGAGTATACTCTATTTGCATATGCTTTCGTAAAATTTAATTCGTTCAATGTTCCACAAGTTGAGGTTGTGAAAACGCTTGCAGTACTGAGCATTTGAAGAACCTAGATGAGATAGGTTTTGCAATGCTTGGTTGATGCTTTCATACCACTCGTCATTCTTTGCGAAGATGACACCACCGTTGTCTAAGTGATTAAGGTATGGCTCACAAGCACTGACTACAATCGGCAAGTCGTATGCGCTCGCTTCAAGAATCTTCAACTCGCTCTTACAAGAATTGAACTTTGTTGTTTGCAATGGCGCAACCACGAGGTCAAAGTGTTTGTACACCTCACCGTATGCGTTTGCATTAGTACCCCTCACAACGTGAAACCAATCGCCTTTGAACATACTCACGATATTATCCCATATGTCGCTAGGTGTGTACCCACATAGATAGAAGTCAATGACTCCTTCGTTACCTAGACGAGTAATTGCGTCGACAATGATTTTCAAGTCTTCATGGTGAGTAATACCACCGACCCACCCAACTTTGAATTTTTCGTTCGCTAGTCGTGAGTGTTTCCATTGCTCGTGTTCGTAGTCTAAGCAATTAGGTAGAATGATTGAGTTCTTGTTGTACTGCTTCACCTGCTCTAGTAGTTGTGGAGTTGTACATGTCACACCGTCTGCGTAGTGAAGAGCGTCTTTGATGGCGTTCTTGATTCCGTTGCGATAAGCCCAATAAGCGGGGTTGAATTTAGGCAACACCCAATAGTCATCAACGTCGATAACGAAAGGTGTTTTTGATTGTGCAATCTTCTTCAAGATGTCGTAATGATATTGACCCAACCATCGATTGAAGACTATCAAATCGTAGTCTTTAAAGTCGACTAGATTCATCATAGTCTCGCTATCTTGTGCGATGTCTATCGTTGCGTAGTTCTCTAATTGTAGACGCATTAATGGCGTGTATATTCTGTGATAGACTACACCATTCATTCCGTCTGCTAGTGCAAGTATTCTCATAGTTCTAGTAGTATTTGTTTAACCTCTTTATAAAACATCAACTCATTGCGATTCTGCCATTCGTTATGCGACAACGCCTCAATGATTTGAGTAACTGCAACCAATGAGCAATCCTTAACGGTCAAAGAGTTGTTATATGACTCCTTGATTTCTTGTGCTTTGTCTTGTGATGTCATTCGTTAGGTGCTATTGGTATCGGCATCCAAAACTCAACTTGAATAAGTCGATTCGTGTGTTCGTCGACCCACATCTCGTCGAGGTATCTCGCAAGCGCGATGTCTCCTTGATAAGTCTTAACGAGTTTGAGTTCGTCATCAATCGGTGGTAGTACGTCGCTACCTCTCCATGTCTTCTTCATTAGAATTTAGGTTTTGGCAAAGATAGTGAATGTGTGGCTTTTGATTTCTCGTTTACTTCTTTCATTCGATTGCAGTTCACACGAACGTCTCCATATTGGTTGACGATGATTTCACCGCTTTCGATAGCGTCGTTGAGTTTCTTGATGTTGATTGATAGGTTGAGTCCGTACTCGTTTTCCCATCCATTGCCGATGTAGGTTGTCATTAGTCTAGTTTAAGTGTTATTTTGATTGGTTCTTCTGTGCGTATTGTTGTCTCTACTTCTTCTTTGGGTTTGCCATGTACTCGAGTGAGTAAAGTCTCAAGCGAGAAGAGAGAGTTCTTGTCGTGTGATTTGAGTAGCGCACCTGCGACGATGCGTTCTAAGATAGTGTAGTCGTTGCCCTTGTCAATCTCTGTGAGTTCTTCTCTTGACATGGCGACCATGTTCATCAAGGTTTGATTGATGTCGTCTTTTGTATAGCCTAGCCCTTTGAGTTGAGTGACTAGTTTCTTTGGTCTTCCGTTAGGGTTTGTCACTACTCCCTTCTTGAATGGTTGTAGATTGGCGAGTTGTTTTTCCGTTGGCATAGTTCTCTTTATTTACTCTTTATTTTTGACACTTAGTCAAAGCGATTCGATGCTTCTCTTTGAGAAAGTCTTTGTACTGCTTTTGGTCTCCGAATTTCGTGTGACACTCTCTGCACAATGCTTGAAGATTTGTGATGACATCTTTTGTATTTGAGCCACCCATGCCACGTGCTTCGATATGATGAATGTCAACGGCCGGTCTCTCACATACTTCGCATCCTATGTAGTCGCTTATTGCGTACTCAAAGTAGTCTAGATATATCTTCGTGTGTTTCTTCATTTGGTGAATAGTAGTGACCAAGTTGTAGGTACATTCAGTTTGCGCTCTAGTTTAAATCCGCACTCTTCGAATAGTTGTACCCATTGCTCTTCGCTCTTTATGTTGATGTGACCCCATGCTTCGTCGAAGTCCGTGACGTGTGGTGTAGAAGAGAAGTGAAAGTACTTACACTTGATGTTTTTCAAGAACGGTATCAATCTATCGTCTTCAATATGCTCCATAACTTCAATAGAAGCCACCAAATCAAACGTAGCCCACTTTTGCTTGGTGAAGTCTAGGTTAAAGATTTGAAGCGATTGTGAGTCGTTTATGCGCTTTAGGTGTTGAGACACATAGTCGAAGTGTCTTTTGCTTAAATCTACATACGCACAATCTATCCCTTGTTCAATCATTGCTTTTGTATAAGCGCCAACTCCACCCCCACAATCTAGAAACGTTTTAGCACCTGTCAAAGATAGAATTTCTTTGGTTGTGTTTCTGTACAATTCTATAAATGATGTGTTGTCTAAGTGAACGCCTATGCTCAATTCGTGATTAAAGCACTCTTCGTCGTTCATTGTTCCGTTGAATGAGTTCATAGAATCAAGCCCTCTTCGTTTAATGATTCTCTCAAGTAGTCACGAAATTTGATAAGTGATTCAATGACTTCAGTAGGTGTGTCGTCTGTGGCGTATTTTGTTTTTCTTCTCAATTCGTTATCAAGTTCAGATACAATACACTTCCATTTCCAACCATTGCAAGCGTCTTCAAATTCTGCTCGCTCTTCATAAAGATTAAACTCAAGTATTGCTTTCATAGATTTCCTTTGCTTTTGCGAATCCTGCGTTGTATGCCATTTGTTGCTCTAGTTTTTCCAACATAGTAAAGTTAAAGATGAGGCTCTCTGACATTTCTAAGTTTGGTATTTGTTGACGCACATGTTCTATGAGTCTTTCCATTGGTGTTTTCATCGCTCACCTCCTCCGTAGGTTTGTTCGTAAAACTGCCCAAATGTCATTACAACTGATTCATTCATCATTACATATAGTTCGTATTCATAATGCAACTTGATGGCTTTTTCCTTCTCCATTTCTTTGGCTTGTTGAACATGCCATAAAACCGCGAGTAAATCAGAATCACCGCCATTCTTAATCATTGCATTTACAGTTTTTTCTAAATACTCAACTGCTGTTTGTTGTTTATTGTTCATATTGTTTCTTGTAGTATTCTTCGGGTGTTATTCTCAAATCTAGTGCGCCACTTATTGCACCTTCACATTGAGCGTGTTCGATTTGCAACTTCTCTATACGTGTCAACTCTTTGCATTTGATTATCAACTCAAGCGGTATCGTGTACTCGTGTTTCATCAACTCGTTGTACATTGTTTGCATTGCTGTTCTCATTGTTTGCTATTGATTGAAATTCATTTATAATATGAGTGATAATTCTCATCACATCAAATTTGTCTTTTGTGACTGACGAAGTGAACTCCATTTCAATTTCACTTTCTTTGTGCTTCAACCTTATCTTCATAATTTCTTTCTCCTACGCTTTGGTTGCTCGTCGTCTGCGATAGTCGCTCTCTCGATTGCTTGTTGTTTTTCGCGCCATTCAGCCTGCTCTTTGATTGAGTTTAGTTTCTGATTGCAGAAAATCAATAGCGAGAAATACGCCTCTACAAAACAAGTTGAGCAATTAGGCATTGAACGACCGTACAAAGATTGATAGACGGTTCTTAATCGATGCGCTTCTTCGGGATTCAATGACAACACTTGTGTCTTTTTGTACTCGTTGTATTTGGGTTCTAACGATACCACAAATTCGATGTCTTCGTATAGCATATTTTATATTTTTGTTTCTAATAGTGCTACTACTACTGTCGCAATGGATGCGTAAAGCACACCGGCGAGTCCATAGTTATAGATGAAGTAGGTTGCGCCCATCCACCATGACATACAAAATGCACAGTCTAAAGGCTTGAGTCGATGCCAATAGAAGGGATTCTCACCCCACATCATGGTCTTGATAAAATCCGCAGGTTTAGCGAAGTTGACAAGTATGACGCTAAAACAGGCCATACCTAAAATTTCTAAATGTATCATTAGTAGTGATTTTTATAGTACAATTGTGCGAGAATAGGCGCTTTGCTTGAGTGTGCGTTTAAGTCTGTCTCATAGCCGTCTACAAATGCTTTCTTCAATAGTGTCTCTTCTTCTTGAACTAGACCCTCAAATTGTTTGTGAAGCCTTCTGACTTCTTCTGCTCTGAATGTGTCGCCACCTTCTTCGTGTAGTTTTGCGAGATTCGTCAGATATCTATCGACGAATTTCATTGGTGTTTGTTTTCTCATATTGTTCTTGTATCTGTTCTTTCATTACTTTAATCACTCTCAATATCTCTCTCACACTTATTCCGGTCTTTCTATGCAATGCTCTTGCGCTATTGCCTTGCATCCACATTTTAAACAATTCACGCTCATACCAATGCGAATTGTCAACAATGAAGTCATACGCCTTGAGTTTCTTAATTTCTTGTACATAGTCTTCTTGCTCTACTAGGTGGTCACATTCTTCTTCTTGTAAATGTATGTCGTATACATCTTGATTGTCGTAGATGCGATTTTGTTGAAAGGGGTGACGATTCCCATTGATGGCGGTGTGAAGTACTTTGATAGCCCACCATTGTAGATATCCGTCATTGTGCAACTTCTCAACATATGCGTCGTCCTTTTCAAGTAGTAGTAAGAAAAAGTACTGATATAGTTCACGAGCGAGTTCTTTATTCTTTGATATTCTTAGACAGGTCTCCATCACCCATTTTTGAGTTGTCAAATTAGAGATGATTTGCGACTTTTTCAACAATGCGAATATAGAAACTATTTTTGTATTTACAAATTATTTTTTCTCAATGCTTACAAAATATCCT